GCTGATAATCTACATCATTTTACATTCATTTTATACTACTAAAGGAGTTAATTATTATGGTAGCATTAGTTTGGGATGCAATCGGTGAACGTTTTTACGAAACCGGTGTTAGTAAGGGCGTTCTATATCCTATGGACGCTTTGGGCGCATATCCTCTTGGGGTTGCCTGGAATGGTTTAACAGCCGTTTCAGAATCACCCTCAGGAGCGGAGGCTACTCCATTTTATGCGGATAATATTAAGTATTTATCGCTTGTTGGCGCAGAAGAATTTGCTGCAACTATTGAAGCTTTCACTTATCCAGATGAATTTGCAGCTTGTGACGGATCTGTTGAAGCTGTAGTTGGTGCATTTATTGGTCAACAATCAAGAACCAAATTTGGTTTGGTTTATGTAACGGTTCTTGGTAATGATGTTGAAGGTAACGATCTTGGTTATAAGATTCACATTATTTATGGTGCTCAGGCTTCTCCCTCAGAGAAAGCGTACAGCACTATTAATGAAACCCCAGAAGCCATTACTTTCAGTTGGGAACTTTCAACAACCCCTGTTCCTGTGACGGGCCACAAACCTACAGCAACATTAGTTATTGATAGTACAAAAGCAAATGCCGCAAAATTGGCTTTGCTTGAAAAAGAATTGTTTGGTGATACTACAACTGAGCCGAACTTACCATTACCAGATGAAATTATTACTTTGTTAACCGCTGTTTAGCAGTTTAACTGGTAATACAATGGCCCCAAACTAATCCTTTGGGGCCTATATTTTAATCTAAAAAGGAGAAATTAAAGTATGTTAAAACAAACAATTAAATTTACCGACTTCAATGGCGTTGAACGTACAAAAGATCTATATTTTCATGTCTCAAAGGCCAATATCTTAACCGCTTCTGATGATTCATATAGTGAGATTATGAGGCTCGGAGAACAACTGAAAGAACGCGGATTGTTATTAGAACAAACCGGAAGTGAATTTGATGAAAAAGATCCATTTAATCCAAAGACACAACTTGTCGCGGAAAGTGCCAGAATGGTTGGTCGGCTATTAGATAAACTTATTGACCTTTCTTATGGTGAACGTAGTGAGGATGGATCCGCATTTAATAAATCTTCAGAAGTTTTAGTACGGTTTAAACAATCGGCCGCATATGATGCTTTTGTTGAGCAAATGCTTACGAACCAAGATGATATGCTTAAATTTATTCAACGGTTGTTGGATCGATAGGATAGATTCTTTTCATTAGCAGATAAGCGAGATAAGAAATGTTAATTATAACTACATCCGAAAAAGAGTATTTTGATGAATCAACCTCTAAGTTTGTTGACGTGCCAGGTAGGCAGATTGAATTAGAACATTCTCTTATCTCGCTATCTAAATGGGAAGCCAAATGGTGCAAACCATTTTTAGCTAAAGAAAAGAAGACCAATGAACAAATTCGTGATTATGTTAAATGTATGATCATTTCTCGAAACGTTCCGGAAAAAATTGAGGATATTATAACGGATGATCAATTAACAACCATTAATGAATACATTGATGCTCCAATGACAGCAACCACATTTGGTAAAACACAACAAACAGGACGACAACGCGAAGTAATAACCTCCGAATTAATTTATTATTGGATGATTGCCCTTAATATTCCATTTGAATGTCAAAAGTGGCATCTTAATCGTCTTTTGACCCTTATTCGAGTTTGCAGTATTAAAAATAGCCCTCAAAAGAAAATGTCTAGAAATGAAATTCTTGCACAGAATAGAGCATTAAATGCTGCTCGTCGAAACCAATTACAAACGAAAGGATGATGCCGTGAACAACGAAGATTTAGATCAAAATTTGAATAAAGACTCAAACAGGCCGACTAAAAATCGAGAAGATTTTATAAAGTCGCTTTTTAAACCACCAGCTCTTGTGGACGAATCGGAAGAGATATTTACCAATGAAGAGGTAGATGAAACCGATTCCAAAGGGAACCAAAATGAAAAATTATCAGAGTTTATACCATATAATGTTATAGCAACTGCTAGTGTTCCATCTCATTCCGGACCTGGGAGAAATTATCCAATGGAATGGCCAACAAGGATTGGGGAAATTTTTACTGTTTTTGAAACCGAACAAAGAGGCAAAATTACTTGGGGAAGAGTCTCCGATACGAGATGGGTGATTCTTAATTTTACAAGAAGGGAACACTAGAATGACATGGAACCTTGGCAAATTATTGTAACGGCGGCGGCTGGGATTATAACAATCCTTACGCTCTTTGAAAAAATTGGAAAAATTATTAAGGATGCAAAAAGAGCTGATGACTCAATGGATGAAGTTCGTAAGCTTCCGAAAAAGATTGAGGAAATTAATCGTCAATTACAGGAGTCAAGTAACTCCCAAGCTTTAATGGCCGAGGCCTTAAAGGGTATAATTCGTAATGAACTTTATATGTGTTTTAAAGAACATCGTGATATCGGGGCCTGTACTGATGATGAATTTAGGGTCCAAACCGCTCTTCATGAAACGTATAAACGATTAGGTGGAAATGGAGAAGAGGCCGTTTGGTGGGAAAAGAAAACACGTTGGAGAATAGTTTCCGAAGAGGAATTTGAACGGCTATATCTTGAATATCTTGAAAAACAATGCCCTGACTAAAAGAAAGGAGGTGCTATGATACGGATTACTCATAAAGGCCAGTTTCAGCCCACATTTAAATTCTTTAATGATACTAAAATTAAATTACCATCTAGAATACGGGCTATATTTGAAAAGTATGGTCAAATCGGTGTTATGGCACTTCAACAAGCAACTCCAATAAGAACCGGTGAAACCGCGAGTCAATGGGGATATGAAATAGATGGCACAAAACTTATATTTACAAACGATCACATTGTTGGTAATGGTATTCCATTAGCTATATTAATCCAATATGGTCACGGAACCGGAACGGGTGGATATGTTCAAGGAATAGATTATATCAATCCTGCATTGCGACCTATATTTGACAAAATTGCAGATGATTGCTTACGGGAGGTTGCAAACTTATGAGTAAAACGATTGACAGACGTGTTGCACAACTGGATTTTGAAAATTCTGGATTTGAAAAAAATATCGCTAGATCTGAAGATTCTTTAAAAAAGTTTAATGATGCTTTAAATAAAACCGATGGTGGAGGCATGAATCAGCTTGGTGGAATTGCCGGTGGAGTTATGGGGAAGTTTTCAGTCTTAGGAGCGATCGCTACTGGGGCATTAATGAAAATCGGTAATCAAGCAGTAGTTGCAGGCCAACAATTATTGAAGTCTTTGACGCTAGATCAAATTACAGCTGGTTTTGGAGAATATGAGTTAAAGATTAATTCAATTAAAACAATGCTAGCTTCCGGTAGAACAGCCGAGGGGTTACCAGTTACCTTGGATCAGGTTAATCAAAAACTGGAAGAGTTAAATAATTATGCCGATAAAACTATATACAGCTTTTCGGATATGACCTCTAATATTGGTAAGTTTACAAATGCCGGAGTTAATCTCGATTTAGCCGTTGCTTCTATTCAAGGTATAAGTAATGCCGCTGCTTTAGCTGGTGCCAGTTCGTGGGATGCATCAAGAGCAATGTATAATTTTGCCCAAGCATTATCTGCTGGTTATGTTAAGTTAATTGATTGGAAATCCATTGAAACAGCAAATATGGCAACCGTCGATTTCAAAACCGAGTTGTTAGAAGCAGCTGTTGCAGCAGGAACTCTAGAAAAGACTACAGATGGACTTTATAAAGTTCTTAGTGGCAATGGAATGGATGAACCAATTAGCGCTACTAAATACTTTAATGAATCCTTGCAAGAGCAATGGATGACAACCGAAGTATTAACTACAACATTAGCAAAATATGCGGATGAAACAACTGAAATCGGTGCAAAGGCAACTGAAGCTGCGACGAAAGTTCGAACTTTCAGTCAGTTAATGGATACAACGAAAGAAGCTCTTGGTTCTGGTTGGGCAATGACATTCGAACATATTTTTGGAGACTTTAAAGAGGCCACGGAGCTTTGGTCTAATATTTCGGGTATAATAGGGGATATTGTAGGGAAAACCTCTGATGCTAGAAACGAAATGGTAGAACTTTGGAGTTCTGCTGGAGTCTTTAAAGCTGTTTTATATAATATAGACACACCAATAAAGAGTCTATGGGAAATTTTACAAACCGTTACAGGTGCATTTAAAGAGATATTTCCCCCAAAAACAAAATTTGAATTGGTCTTATTAGCACAAAGTATTAGGGAGTTTTTAAATTCATTAGTTCTTACAGAAGATCAAATTAATAAAATTAAAACCATATTTAAAGGCGTTTTCTCGGCATTGCAGTTGGGTTGGAATGTTATTAGTGGTGTTATAAAAGGTCTTGTGGATGGTATAAAGCAGGTCTTTGCGATGATTCCCAAAAAAGAGGGTGGCGATATTTTAAGTTTCTTTGCCCGACTTGGAGATTGGTTTATTAAGTTGAATGAATCAGCCAAAAAAGCTGGGACATTTGTTGCCATTGCGAAAGCTATAGCAGATACTATTGTACTAATTGCTACTAAGATTAAAGATGGTATGAAAGCTTTGAAAGATTCAAAATTCTTTACTGAAAGCTTAAAGAATATTTTTACTAAGTTTCAGGACTGGTCAATTAATCTTCCTAAATTTGAAAAGGTTGGCAATTTCTTTCAGGGATTTAGTGATAAACTTGGATCTATGAAGGGTGTCAGTACGGAGGGTTTGGATAAGTTACATGATAGTTTAAAAACGTTTTTTACTTATGTCGGTGATAAATTATCTCCTATATGGGAATTCCTAAAAGGCGTCTTTGACAAAATTAAAACTTTCTTTGCTGATACATGGAAAACCGAGGGCCTATCTGGCTTTCTTAAAATTGCAACTGGTTTTGCGGTTGGTGGGGCTGGGTATGGAATTCTGGATTTCTTTAAAAGTATGGCAGGAATTGGTGATGGTGTAGGAGGTGCTATTGAAAATATTAGTGGTATATTTGATGGTCTCAAAGGTACCTTAGAAACCTATCAAGAGACTCTCAATGCTCAAAAACTTCAAACCATTGCCATAGCAATCGGTATATTAGCTTTGGCACTATTGGTATTAACTTTATTACCAAGCGATAAACTTTTATCGGCTAGTGCGGCCATAACTGTATTATTTGCAAACCTGGGCGCCTCAATGGTTGTTTTGGATAAATCTGGTGGAGGTGGCTTTAAAGCGGCTGGTAATATGTTAATATTAGCAAGCGCTGTATTGATTTTAGCACTTGCTCTAAAGCAACTAGATGGTGTGGATCCAAATAGTATCCTGGCCATGAGCGTAGTAATTGCTGAATTAATAGCATCAATGATGCTTCTAAGCAAAGGTGGCGGAAATATTACCGGAGCTGCAACTGGAATGATGGGATTGGCCCTTGCTGTAATTTTAATGGCTGGAGCTGCAAAGATATTTGCTACCATGAAACCAGAGGAACTCCAACAAGGAATAACGGCAATATCAGTCCTTATGGCTGAAATGCTTATATTCTCGGTTGTAATGGGTCAAATGGGAACTAACGCTCTTGGGATTGCAGCCGCTGGTTTAGCTATGGGTATTATTGCAATCGCATTACTAGAACTTACTGGAGTAGTAGCAATTCTTGCAACAATGTCGGTGGATGATTTAACAAAAAGTATTGGAGCACTTGGTGCCATGATGGCTCTTTTAGCTATTGGTATGATTGCAATTGCAAATCCTCAAGTTTTATTTGGGGCTGCCGCAATGATTCTTATCGCAGCTGCCCTAGCTATATTTGTCCCATCCTTACTAATGCTTGGTAGTTTACCACTTGAAGTTATAGGAAAAGGATTACTTGCAATTGCTGGGATATTTGCTATTCTTGGTATTGCTGGTATGGTTTTAGCGCCTGTGGTCCCAGTTATTGCTGCTTTAGCCGTCTCTATATTCTTAATTGGATTAGCAACTCTAGCTGCTGGTGCTGGCTTAATGTTATTTGGAACTGGCCTAGCACTCGTTGCTGCCGGTGGCGCTGGAGCAATTGCAGTAATGATATTTGGTATTAAGGAATTCTTAAAACTTATTCCATTTGCAGTAACACAAATTGGTAATGGGTTTATGGCATTTCTTAAAATTATCATTAATAATGCTCCATTAATTGGACAGGCAGTACTAACCATTTTAACAACAGTATTAAGAACAATAGGAACGGCCATTCCGTTGATCGTTGAAACGATTCTTAATCTCCTTACAACACTATTGACGGCAATAACCGAACGATTACCAGATTTTATTCAAGCTGGTTTCGATTTATTATTAGCATTCTTACAAGGAATCGCAGATAATATCCAACAAGTTATTGAGATTGCTGCCGATATTCTTATTAATTTTATGGATGGAATTGCAGCTAAAATCCCAGAAATTATTCAATCTGGTGTGGATATCATTACCGCTTTTCTTGAAGGAATAGGGGATGCAACTATTGAGATTACAAACACCGCTTTTCAAGTGATTATTGACTTTATTAATGGATTAGCGACTGCTATTGAAACTAACACTCCATTAATATTAGAGGCGTGTGAAAATTTAGCAACTGCTTTCTTGGATGGAATTAAAGAATATTTGAAAATCGAAGAAGGAGAAACTATTGCTGGTTATGTGATCCAGGGTTTAATCAACGGAATTACGAATGGTATTGCAAATGTT